GCGCAAGGAATTGGAAGCGGAATAAGCGACACGATAAACAACGTTGTTAGAACAAGTAGCACAAGAGTTATAACAAATAATTAAGCAAAAACTAAAACAAAATAATAACAATTTAATTATAGTAATATGAACATTATAAATCAAATTAAAACACTCCTTAATATGGAAGTAAAATTAGAGCAAATGAAGCTCGCTGATGGAATGACAGTATTAGAAGCTGATTCATTCGCACCTGAAATGGAAGTTTTCGTAGTTACTGAAGACGAGCAAAAGATTCCTGTACCAGTTGGTGAGTACGAAATGGAAGATGGTAGAATTTTGGTTGTAATGACTGAAGGTCTTATTGCTGAAGTTAAGGAAATGGAAGTGGAAGAAGAAGAAGCTCCTGAAGTTCCGGTTGAAGAAGAAGTTGCTGCTGAAGTTGAAGCACCATCCGTTTCTGCAACACCAAAAAAGACTATTGAATCTGTAACGAAAGAATCTTTCTTTTCGGAAATCGAAGCACTAAGAGCAGAAATCACAGAATTAAAAGCATTAGTAGAAAAATCCAAAGTTGAAGAAGTTGTAGAACTTGCTGAAACTCCTAAACCAATTTCGTTTAATCCTGAAAACACTACACCGGTAGAGGTAACGAGATATGCAAATGGACGCTCACGTTCTGTAATGGATTCGATATACGAAAAATTAAATAAATAATATAAATAATAAACTAAAAAAATTAAATTATGCCAACTACAGTTAATGTAAGTACCAGTTATGCTGGTGAGTTTGCGGGGAAATACATCGCTGCTGCTCTTTTGTCCGCTCCAACTTTAGACAAGAATGGAGTTACAATTTTACCAAACGTAAAATACAAGCAAGTTGTTAAGAAAGTAGCATCTGATGCTAACTTGATTAAAGATGCTTCATGTGATTTCACGCCAACTGGAACAGTTTCTTTAACAGAAAGAATACTACAACCAAAAGAATTGCAAGTAAATCTTAACCTTTGTAAGACTTCATTTGAATCAGATTGGTCTGCAATCGAAATGGGTTATTCTGCATTCGATGTATTGCCAAAAACATTCGCTGATTTCTTAATCGCACACGTTTCTGAAAAAGTTGCTGCTGCTACTGAGACTTCAATTTGGACGGGTGTAGGTGCTACTTCAGGACAATTTGCTGGATTTGGTTCAATCGTTTCTACAGATGCTTTATTACCGGCTGCTCAAGAAGTTGCGGGAACAACAGTTACTGCTGCTAACGTAATTACTGAATTAGGTAAAATCGTTGATGCTATTCCACAAACAGTTTACGGAAAAGAAGATTTGAAAATCTATGTTGCTCCAAACATCGCTCGTGCTTATATTCGTTCGCTTGGAGGGTTTGGCACTTCGGGTCTTGGAGGGTCAGGTACAGATTCAAAAGGAACACAATGGTATACTAACGGAGAGTTAATGTTCGATGGTGTTGCATTGTTTGTTGTTAACGGACTTGCTGCTAATACTGCTATTTGCGCTCAAACTGCTAACTTGTATTTCGGCACCGGATTAATGAGTGACATGGCAGAAGTTCAGGTCTTGGACACCTCATCCACATTAGGGGACAAAAATGTAAGAGTAATCATGCGTTACACAGCGGGTGTACAAATTGGAGCAATCGAAGACGTAGTAACATACGGAATTCCTAACGCTGCAAACTAATTAATTAATTTATAAACTTTAAGGGGATTGGAGTAGTCCTTTCCCCTTTTTTAATACTTAAAAATATATGAGTTGCGAAATTACAAATGGTCGATTAGAAGCGTGTAAAGATTCTATCTCCGGCTTAATGAATATCTATTTCATAAATTATGGTGATTTAGATACACAAGGCATAACATACGGAACAGCTGGTGATTCTGATGTTATCGAAACTTGGGAGCCTGCATCCACTTTGTCTTTATATAAATATGAATTGAAAGGCGCAAACGGATTTGAACAAACAATCCAAACGTCAAGAGACAACGGAACCACTTTCTTTGAGCAAGTTTTAACAGTTCAATTAAAAAACCAAACTATTGCTACACATAAGAACGTAAAAATGTTGGCTTATGGTCGTCCTCGTATTGTTGTTGAAACAAGAATGCACCAATTCTTTTTAGTAGGAGTTGATCAAGGAGCAGACGTTACTGCAGGTACTGTTTCTTCAGGTACTGCAATGGGTGATTTTAATGGTTATAACTTGACATTTACTGCAATGGAGCAAGTTCCTGCTAACTTCTTGGATTGCGCAAATGAAGCTGGATTGAAAACTTTGTTTGCTGCTGGTGCGGTTGATGCTGTAGTTGTTACTGCTTAATCTTTAATAATACATTCAAATTAAGGCGGCTATTATGGTCGCCTTTTTTGATTTACAAAACAAAATAGTTAAAAGTTAATTATAGTTATATATGGTAATTCTAACAACCAATAATGTAAATCAGCAAGTGTTTCGCTTCATTCCAAGAAGCAATACGTTTGATAGCGTTAAAATAACGGATGAGCAAACGAATGTTACTACTATAATCAATTCATACACATTTGAAGCGGGCGATTATTGGTGTCGTTTATCAAGTATTTTTAACCTTAAAGAAAATCATTTCTACACAATTGAAATAAAGAATGGTTCAACAATAATTTTCAGAGATAAGATATTTTGTACAGACCAAAGTACATCAAGTTTTTCTGTAAATAATGCACAATATACAAGCAACAACACAACAAATACATTCATAGTTTATGAGTAATGTTCACATATTAAATTTAGCGGCTTATTCAACCCCTACTATTCAAGAATCGAAACGAGATGCTTGGGTTGAATACGGGGAATCGAATAATTATTATCAATTTTTGATAGATAGATACACGAATAGCACAACGAATAACGCCATAATTAACAACATTTCACGCTTAATATACGGACGTGGTTTAAGTGCGTTAGATGCGTCAAGAAAGCCTAACGAATATGCGCAAATGATGGCTTTGTTCAACAAAGATTGTGTGCGTAAAATTTGTATGGATAGAAAAATGTTAGGACAATTTGCTATTCAGGTGCATTATAATAAAGACCATAGTAAAATCTTAAAGGCTTACCACATTCCAACGAACTTAATTCGTGCAGAAAAGTGCAATGAAGATGGAAATATCGAAGGATATTACTATTCGGACGATTGGACTGATACAAAGAAATTTAAGCCACAAAGATATTCGGCGTTTGGCACGTCAAAAGATGAGGTAGAAATATTATTTTCTAAGCCTTATGCGGTTGGAATGAAATATTACAGCTATCCGGATTATCAAGGTAGTTTGCCTTATGCAATGTTGGAAGAAGAAATTGCGGATTATTTGATTAACGATGTAAAAAATCATTTTTCGGGACGTATAGTCGTAAATTTTAACAATGGAGTACCAACTGAAGAACAACAAGAACAAATTAGTTCTAAGGTAATAAACAAACTAACGGGAGCAAATGGTAATCCAGTAATCGTTGCATTTAATCGTAACGCAGAAAGCAAAACTACAATAGATTCTATTCCTTTAGATAATGCTCCGGAACATTTTCAATACTTATCGAATGAGTGTTTAGGAAAGATAATGTTAGGACATAACGTAACTTCACCTTTACTATTTGGAATCGCAACAACTACCGGATTTAGTTCAAATGCTGACGAGTTAAAGAATAGTTCAATTCTATTCGATAATATGGTTATTCGTCCAATGCAAGAGGAAATATTGGAAGCGTTCGATTCTATTTTAGCGTATAACGGAATCAGTTTAAAATTGTATTTTAAGACTTTGCAACCTTTAGAATTTACAGATTTAGAAAATGCACAAACCGAAGAACAAGTTGCGGAAGAAACAGGAACGGAATTGAGCGCTATTGACGAATTAGACTTATCGGAATATGGCGAGGAAGCACCTGAAAATTGGATGCTAATAGATGAGTTTGAGGTTGACTACGAATTGGACGAATTAGAAAATGAATTGTTAAGTACGCAACCAAAGAAAAGTTTATTAAGCAGAATAGTTAGCTTGGTTTCTTCGGGTGACGCAAGACCAAATATAACAAGTGAGCAAGACGAAACCATTGACGGAATCAAGTTTGTTACACGCTATAAATATGCCGGTGAAACAAGTGATAATTCAAGAGCGTTTTGTAAGAATATGATATCTGCAAATAAGATTTACCGAAAGGAAGATATTATCAAAATGGGAGCGCAATCGGTTAATAAAGGATGGGGTCCTAAAGGGGCTGACAATTATTCGGTCTGGTTTTTTAAGGGGGGCGGTTCATGCCATCATCGGTGGAATAAGCAAGTATATGCGGTGCTTTCAGGTAAAGCATTAGACTTACCTAATCAAAGACAAATCGCACAAGCTAAAGCAAAGAAATACGGCTATGTAATTAAGAATGAAAACTTGGTTTCAACTCGACCAATCGATATGCCATACAACGGATTTTTACCAACTAATAAAAGATTTCAATAATGGCAGATGCTTTACTAATCACCCGAGACGACATCGTTAAATTCACCGCAATGAATGGCAATGTCGATACTGACAAATTTATTCAGTTCGTCAAAATTGCTCAAGATATCCATATGCAAAACTATATGGGTACTAAATTACTGAATAAGATTAAAGCGGATATTATAGCAGGAACTTTAGCGGGTAACTATCTATCTTTAACAGTTAACTATTTAAAGCCAATGTTGATCCATTGGGCTATGGTTGAATATATGCCATTCGCAGCGTACACAATAGCTAATAAAGGAGTGTACAAACATAGTAGTGAAAATAGTGTTAACGTAGAAAAGAATGAGGTAGATTTTCTTATCGAAAAAGAGCGAAGTATAGCACAGAATTATACGGAACGCTTCATTGATTATATGAACTTCAATAATAGTTTGTTTCCTGAGTACTACACGAACGTAAATAACGAGATTTCACCCGATTCAATGAATAATTATACCGGTTGGTACATATGAAAATATCAAAACCAAAAACAAAAGACATTCAAAAGTTGAAAGTCTACCTAAAAAAACTTGACAATGGCAGAAATAAAGATAAGTGATTTAAACCCAAAAGGCAGTAATTTAAGCGTAACTGATTTACTTGTTATTTCAGAGGATATTGGCGGCGGTTTGTATGAGACTAAATCCATAACAGGTGACGAGGTATTAAATGCCGTAGCTAAAACAGCCGTAGCAGTAAGGAACCAAACAGGCGCAACTATTTACAAAGGAACTATTGTATATATATCCGGAACGTGGCGGCAAGGCATTAATTTCAAAGGCGCAAGCAAATTCAGAGGCAACAAGTTCTAAGACGCTCGGAGTAGTTACTGCAGATATTGCAAACAATGCAAACGGAAACGTGCTTACAAATGGTTTGTTGACGTTATTAGATACACGTACAACTGCAACGCATCCTTTTACAACTGATACTTTAGTGATAGGTGATGACCTTTATTTGTCTCCTTTAACTGCGGGTTATGTTACGAATGTAAAACCAATTGCGCCTGACCACATGGTATCAATCGGTAAGGTTTTAGAAACATCAGGAACAACCGGGCAAATTTTGTATTCGATTGTTAATGGTTATGAACTTGGTGAGTTGCATAACGTCAACACAACCGGAGCAGTTACGGGCAATGTACTTGCGTTGGATGGTGACGTTTGGAAGCCTACTACAATATCAAGCGGTGGAGTTTTCGGAATATCAAATAGTTCAGGAATATACACTTATTACGCTACATTAACACTTGCAATGGCAGCGGCAACAAGTGGACAAACAATAGAGATGTTTGCAAATGTTGTTGAAACGGGAGCGGTTACAATTACTTTGAAAAATGGAGTAAATATTAATGGTAATGGATATACATACACGCTGAATATTGCAGGGGTTACAAATGCTTTTAGTGTTCCAAATGGAATTACTTATTCCGCGTCCATTTTAAACTTGAACGTTATTCGGTCAGGTAGTACTTCAGACATTTATGAAAATATTTGTTTTTTACTTGGCACAAATGTAATTTGTGATATTGATTTTACGGGGTCAAGATTTACAAATTTAGGTAGTGGAGTTGGTATTTTAATTGGAAGCAATTCTACGGGTAAAATATCTAACGCCATAGCAACAAGTAAAAGTACTTATGGCGCATATTTTATCGGAACTTCTTCAGATATTTTTTCTTTGACTCAATGTATAGGTTATGGCTATTCAGGTGGCACGGGTATTCGATTGCATGGTGGTGGCACGGCAAATAATTGTTTTGGATATTCAGATTCAGGTATTGGATTTCTTTCAGTGGGGATAAGTAATAATTGTGTCGGTGTTTCCGTTTCAGGAAGTGGATTTAATAGCACGGGCGGTAGGTCAAGCAATTGCACTGGAAGGTCCATTTCAGGCGTTGGATTTTTAGTTAACGCGGGGGCTTCTGAAAATCTAAATTGTGTAGGTGTGTCGGTTTCAGGCACGGGAATAACGACAGTTTGGTCTATTAGTAATTGTTCAGCAATAAGTTCTTCAGGAAATGCAATATTGTTCACGGCTAATAATACTGAACAAGCATATAATACTTTTGCAAAAACATCAACAAATTCGGTTGTATTTGGTTCTACGGGTAAACTATATAATTGTATTTTAATTTCAGATTGGAATAATGCGGCTGGCTATGGTATTAAAGGAAATGGTGGAAACATACCCGATACGATTGTTAATTGTGTTATTAAATTAGCAAACGCTTCAGCTCCGTATTTATTCAATAATGGAACTGCCAAAGCAATTTTAATGCGAGGAAATACATATCAAGGTGGGGCAGCATTTAACGCTAACTTGACTCAGGCAATTACAAATGTAGAAGATTTACAAGGAAATATATATTTATAAAATATGGAAGCAGTTACAAAAATTGATATCATAAGCAAAGAGATTTATGCTTACGATGAATTAACAAGCACAAAAGAAATTTATCCTTTGACAGATGAATACGATTTCTTTATTAATGAATTTTCAGATACACAAGATTTATTGTCTGTAAATATCTACAATCCTATCCCAAGAATAATGAAGTTTTACGGAATTGAAAATAGTGTGCCTAAATCATTTTCTGAATTAGATTATGAAAATATGACAAACGAGCAAAAAAAATGCTTTGATTCTTTCGTTGAAATGATTAAATTAAAGCCATGACAGAATCATCTTTTGACTTAATCAAAAAACATGGCGCAACGGGCGTGCTATTTTTGTGGCTAATAGTTACAAATATGAAAGTAAACGAAATTGAAACTCGTTTATTCGATTGTTTAGAAGATTCTGCTCAAGCAATGCGCTACGATAAAACCAATAAAAGATATGAAACACCTATCCAATACTTCGCTATTCTACAAGATAAAAAATACAAGTATGCAAATCGTAAAAGATACATTAAAGCCTAAAGGAAAATATGAAATGAAGCGTATTGCAGCGTTTATATCCTTTCATTTTGCTGTGATTTACGCTTTTATTCCGATGTTTTGGATAGCATTTGAGGTTAAAGAATTTGTGTTTTGGGGTTTCTTGGCTTATTCCGGAACGGCGATAGGTTTAAATGTTTACAATAAAAAAATAGATAAAGATGCGGTTTAATTATGAGCAATTCCTGATGTGGTGTTTCACGTTTATAGTAGCGATTTACGCAATGTTTTTACTTTCAGGTTGCAATGCTTCATATCATTACAAGAAAGCGACTCAGAAAGGCTTTAAATGTACGTTGGTAAATGACACTATTGTAATAGATAGGATTGATTCGGTAATTATAGATGGTGTAAAAACGTATTACGTAACGAAACATGATACAATTATACAGACTAATTCGGTGTATATCCCTAAAACTCGATACGAAAATAAAATAGAATGGCGCAAAGTAAGGGACACAATCGAACTATTGCGCTACAAAACAAAGGTAAAGTATAAGGTAGATAAAAAAGAGGCGGTTAATTGGAACATAATTGCTATATGTGGAATTGTTTTTGTAGTTTTGGCTTATAAAATATTTAAATAAGTATGACAGCAAAAGAAAAGGCAGACGAATTAGTTAATAAATATTATCAAGAAATAGCCGATAGTTCTTATCCTGAAGGTACATCCAAAGATTGCGCACTAATTGCAGTTGATGAGATAATTGAAACTTTTATCCCTAAAAAAAATAGGAATTATTTATGCGAAGAGATTGAGTTTTGGCAAGAAGTTAAATCTGAAATCGAAAAACTATGAGCAACGTAAGAAACTATACTTCTACACAACTACTTGCACGTGTTGCGAGCCTACCTAACTTTAAAGGATTTCCTAAAAGCGGAGTTTTAGATATTTGGGTAAGATCCGACGAGGACGAATTCGACAGATTCGATGATAAGGTTTATTCATTCGATTGTTTTCCAATACAAGAACCAGTTTTTAAAATGGTTTGCTCAGGTACATCAAATGCGGGTGCGGTTGGATTGAAGAAATTTGCTGAATATAACGGCTTAGGTTGCGCTGTATTGAAATCCGATTGGATCGTGTACGATTCGCATTCTTACGGCTTACATAAAGGTAAGCCGGCATACAGACAGGCGAAAGGATTTCCTTACTTTAGAGATAATAACAAGGATAATAAAGCAGATGAAATCGGTAAGGAATATAACGATATCATCGGAGCGAATTGTCACAGAGCAGGTGCAGCAAGTACAGTTATTGGCGGTTGGTCAACGGCTTGTTTGGTAAGGAATAACGAAGCGCAGTTTTTATCTTGGCTTAAATTTATGGCAAAGCGTAGTTTGTCAGTTGTTATCTTAAAGGAGTTTTAAATTTGTCTTTAATATAGGATAAATTTGCGACAAAATATCTTACACTTAATACATAAAGTATGAACAACAATAGAAAGAAAGGAATTAGCTCGCATAAAAGATTGAGGTTAAATGATTCGGAGATTGAATTGATTCACGAATTTCGCAAGTCAAATGAAACACGAGTTTTGTGTATAGGTGATTTGCATGAGCCTTTTTGTTTGGATGGATATTTAGAGTTTTGTATTGAAATGTACAAGAAGCATAATTGTAATCGAGTTTGCTATATTGGAGATGTAATTGATAATCATTTTTCATCTTATCATGAAACCGATGTTAATGGTTTGTCAGGTGGTGAAGAATTAGATTTGGCTATTTCAAAAATTAGCAAATGGTACGAGGCATTCCCAATTGCAGACGTTACAATCGGAAACCATGATAGGTTAATAATGCGTAAGGCTCAGACGGGCGCAATTCCAAAGCAATGGATTAAGGCGTACAAGGAAGTTTTAGAAGTGCCACAATGGAATTTTGTGGAGCGAGTGATAATTGATGGCGTTCAATACATTCATGGCGAGTCAGGAACTGCAATTGCAAAGGCTAAAGCGGACATGATGTCGACTGTACAAGGGCATTTACACACGCAATGCTACACACAATGGGCGGTTGGCGCTAACTTTAAGGTATTTGGTGCGCAAGTAGGATGCGGAATAGATCACGAATCTTACGCAATGGCATACGCTAAAATGGGCAAAAAGCCGGCAATAGGTTGCGCTATTATAATAGGCGGCAAGACTTGTATAAATGAATTAATGGAATTGTAACTAAATGGTGTAATCGCGAACAAATAGCGAAAGATGTAAACATGGCTGTTTTTGATAGTTAGATGCGGGTTAGAATCCTGCTTTAGTTAAATAAAAGGAGGTAATTTTTCATACTTTTTACCCTCCAAGAACACTTATCGTAATTCGGTAAGTGTTTTTTTTTGCGTCTAAAAGTCCCGTAAACATTGGGTAGGTGAATTATTTTGTACAAAAATGTTAATAAAGTTGCGTAACTTCAACAAAGTTATATATCTTTGTAAGGTCAATAAGACGTAACTAATATAAAACACTATGAATTTAAAAGCAATTTCACAATGGTTAAACAAGGATGTAAAGCCAAGTACAGCAGAAAACACTTATGTACCTTTAAACACGCTTAAAATAGCAAAAACGATATATCCTGATGGCAAGAAAAGAATGTCGTTGAATGGAGTTGATGAGTGGTATGGAATGCAGGAGGGTAAAAATTTAGCTAAAACAAAATAACATGGAAAAAACAGCAGTAGAATGGTTGGAAAATCAATTAAAAGAAAGCATTGGATTAAAAGATATGCAAGTAATTGAAAAAGCCAAAGAAATGGAGAAGGAAATAATACGTACAGCATATCTTGATGGTATGGATGGTGAATATAATACATCAGAACATTACTACAACGAAACCTTTAATAAAAAATAGCATGGCAGATATAGCAAAGTGCATAGGCAAAAATTGTAAGGTAAAAGAATCGTGCTATCGGTTTACTGCGCCACCTTCGGAATATTGGCAGTCTTATATAATGCCTGAAGTAAAAGATGGAAAATGTAATATGTATTGGGAAAATAAAAAGAAATAATATGAAAGATTTTAGAACAACAGCAAAGGAAATAGAACAAATGTATAACGATTTAGAAGCGAAAGAACGAGCAAAAGGTTATATGAGTTTAAAGGATGGGTACAAACCTAAAGATGCGCATTACAATAACGAGAACGGGAGCTTGTATCTATTCGCTCAGCAACACGAATTGAATGCTTATGAATTTGATATCATAAAAAGAGTGGTAAGATGTAGAAAGAAAGGATATTTTCACGAGGATTTAGCGAAGAGCATTCGAGTAATAGAATTATATTTAAAAGAACACGTATTATGACAAAGAAACAAATTGAAAAGGCAAAAGCAAAGCTATTAAAACAAGATAGAAAAGCTGCATTTAAAAGACTTTCATCATATCTTATGATAGTTGGAGGCTTACCATACATTTGCGATTTAATAGAGGATTTAAACGATACAATTTTTCTGCCTGAGTTAAACGAAAAACTAAATGAAATCGTTGAGCTATTGATTAGCCAGGATGAAATATTTTTAACCGGCGCAGATGTCTCAGTTATCGAACAACAAAATAATATTAAACTTGCATTTCGTCAATTTCAAAGCGATATGTTTAAAAACGATTTAAAATGAAGACACAAATAGATATAGAAAAAGCAATTTTAATTATTAAACGTTCAGGTGTATTTGAAAAATCAAGTAAAAGAGAAATGGTACATAAAAAAATATTTACAGCTGTATTTTTACGTGAGCATACATCTTTTACAATGTCTAAAATTTGTAATTATTTAGGTGTTCAAGAAAGGTCTACTATATTTAACTATTTAAAAAAATATAATTCTTTAAAAGAAAATAGTTTATTTAAATCTAATACAAAAGGAATTTCAATTCGATTAAATAATTGCTTACCTATAAAGGATAAGAAAATAAATAAGGTAACAGAAATAAAAATTAATTTAGATAAAGTATTTAAAATTATAAAGGAATCTGAAATTTGTAAAATTACACGCAAAAGAAATATTGTATATAAACGAGCATACGCAGCAGTATTTTTAAGAAAAAATACTCGGCTTACTTTATCAGAAATAGGATATTATTTAGGTGGAAAAGACCATTGTGTAATATTGCATTACCTTAAAACTTATGAAAATTTTAAAGATGATTCATTATTCAAAATGTACACAAAGGAAATTTCAGACCAATTAAATGATTGTTTTATATCTCAAGAAAAAAAATCAAATTTGAATTGGTTAGAATATGCGGTTATTAATTGTGTGTCAATAAAAGAATTAAGAGAAATTCAAATGAAAGTATTAAATAGGGTAGATAATAATACTGAGAATTACTTTGAAATGGAAGAAATGTTAACACTGGTAAAATGATAATCAATCTAAAAATAAAGCCATTATCAGTAAACAAAGCATGGCAAGGAAAACGATTCAAAACACCTGAATACAAAAAATACGAAATTCAGATGCTGCGAATGTTGCCTGATATGGAAATAAAGGAATTTAAACAGCTTAAGATAACGTATGGATTTAGTAATATGATGGCTGACATTGACAATCCGACTAAATTGGTATTGGATATACTGCAAAAACGCTATAATGTTAACGACCGAGATTTGATTTACTTGGTATTACACAAGGTAAAGACAAAAAAAGGAGAAGAATTTATTGAAATAGAGTTGTATTAGAATAATTTTATTATATTTGCATTTCAGAAGCCTGAGAACTTCAAGAAATTTTAATTTAAAGTCAGCGTTTATAAGGTTTTCTCAGGCACCTTATAGATGTTGGCTTTTTTATTCACTAAAAATATGGCAGAAGGTAAAAAATCATTTGTTCTTTATTCAGACCAAAGGTCAATTATAGAACTACTATCAAATGAACAAGCAGGAATCTTATTAAAACACATTTTTGCATACGTTAACGATGAAAATCCAGTAGACAAAGAAGCTATTATAATGCTTGCATTTGAACCTATTAAACTACAAATGAAACGTGACTTAGTTAAATGGGAATCAACGAAAGTTGGCAGAAGTGCGGGCGGAAAAGCAAGTGCAGAAGCAAGAAGATTAGCAAAGGAAATTCAACAAACTTTAACAAATTCAACAAATGTTAATTCAGTTGAACAGACTTCAACAAATCCAACTGTTAATGATAATGTAAATGTTAATGTAAATGATACTGTAATAAATATACCTACACCAACTAAAGTTGGCGATATTGATTTCTCTATTTTACTTGATACAATCAATAAAATCTTTGAGCGGAAATTTGCAGTTGTATCGGATGCGGTAAAAAAGAAGTATAAAACTTTACTTAAGCAAGGTTATACTAAAACTCACATACATACTGCAATGCTCAACTGCAAAAAAGATACTTTCCATAGAGATAACGATTACAAGCATTGTACAATAGAATACTTTTCAAGACCTAAAACACAAAGAAATGAATGTTGAAAGTGCAATAAAAGTAAACGAGAATTTCGATAAAGAGGATTTATTTAACCGAAATTCAATTATAGAAGTTGTACCATTTTAAATAATAAAAAAGTATGGAAAAAATAGCATATTGGAATAGTAGTATTAACACGAAGATTAATTTATCCGATACATTCTTAAGCGAATTGAAGTATAAATTCATTTCTCAAAAAATTAAGCAAGGAAATCGTGAAAGTTTATTGGCTGCAATGGAATTTGACCGCAACGTTTACGACATAAAACAAGTCTTTTTAAATTTTAAAGATATATTAAGACAAGCAGAGAATGTAAACGCACAACTTACAATGCAAAATAAGGTACTTTTAAGCGAGTTAGACGCATTTAAAAATGATAATGAGGGTATTGAGTCAATCAGTAGAGAAGACTATCTTAAAAAGTATAAACAAGAAATAGCCGACCCATATCTGCAGAAGAATAACTATCTTCCAATTCCCAATCTTCAATGTGTTGAGAAATCAAATCAATTAGTAGTGTATCGGATTTTACAAACAATCCTTTCGATGCAGTTCCAGTTATCTTTCCCCAACGAAGCTCTAACCAATCTGCTGTGCCTTGTATTATATTGTGTTTAATCATAACTGCTCTAATTGTTCTTCCGTTAATACATAATCTTTTATTAATTTCTCCTTATCAAATTTACCCG